TCAATGGATTCTGGTGTGGAAGGAAAATGGCGAATGGAAAACACAAACGATATTCCCGTAGATCCTCTGGCAGAGGTGCGCGCGATAGCGGCCAAGGCGGACAACCCTTCGACGGCTGGGCGCAGGCCTGGGCGTCCAGGCGGAAACCCTGACATTGTTGAGGCCGGCAGGAAATACCGCTTCACGCCCGGCAACCAACCCAAGAGCCCAGGACGCCCGAAGAAGGGCGCATACTTCGGCCAGATTATCAGGGAATACCTGGCCGAAAAAGACCCGGTGACGCGCAAGACCAAGCTTCGCCTGTTGGTTGAACGCATCTATGTGCAAGACCCGAAGCTGTTGCTGCAATACGGTTACGGGACGCCGATTCAGATGCACGAGGTTCTTACCGAAGGCAAGGGATCGGTCGAATTTGTGTTGCGACTTGGGCCGGAAGAAATGCCGGAGGCAAAGGCGCAGGTGATTGACGTTGAAACCGCAGCGGCAGAGCCGAAACAGATCGAGGCGACGCAAGCAGAGCCGGAGGGGACTGCCGAATGAACGCTGAGTGCAAGATAGTGCTAGCGCCTGGGACTAAAACCGGCGGCATTTACTTTCGCGGGGCGAACCGGAAGTTGTTCTCGACGCACGATTCCGAAGTCATCATTTCCGGGCCGGGCGATACAGGGAAAACGTTTGCCTGCTGCATGAAGGTGCATCTGACGTGCCTAAAGGTGGCGGGTTCTCAGTGTGCCATCGTCCGCAAAACTTACGCCAGCGTTCACGGGAGCGTGCTTGCGACATTCGAGCGCGTGAACAAGATGAGCGGCGGCGTGGCCTCGGCAATGGGTGGTGATCGTCCCTACAAATACGTTTACGAGAACGGGAGCGCGATATGGGTGGGCGGGATGGACAACCCCGAGCGCGTTCTATCGAGCGAGCGTGATTTGATTTACGTGAACCAGACTGAGGAATTGACGCTCAACGACTGGGAAACGCTGGCCACTCGTGCTACGGGGCGCGGGGCGGTTGTCAAACACGCTCAACTCTTGGGCGACTGCAATCCGGGCGGGGCGAAGCACTGGATTCGTGAGCGCGCGAAGGCTGGAAAACTTGTTGTCAATGCACTTGGTCATTCTTTCCATCAGTTGAGTGTTGCGAATGAACTTCGGGCATGTAGTAAATTTGCGGAGATTCAGAACACTCCTTTTGTATCCTATCAATCCACATCCCGGATTCCCGACAGTTCAGGCACATGCATCCCTTGGCTCGATTTGATTCAAGCCATCTCTTGATCTCTTGCAGTAGTTGTTCTTTCATCCGCATTTCAGGTGTAGAATGTAAACCGGCATACCGCTGTCCTGTCGCATCCTCCGCTGGCGTTCAACCCAGTCTCCTTTCGGTTGACGTTCTTCCGCTTGCAAACAGAATGCGCAAACAAATCCGTCCGACTTGAACGCGACCGCCTGACGCCCGCACAGGCACTTGTGGTCGGCTGGATTCTGTAGGCGGAACTTGCTCATGCTACGATTTGAAGATTTCCTGTTCCATGGTCTTTCCGGCATGCGCCATATTGCGAACGGCCTGTTTGTAGTAACTCGGCTTGAGTTCAGCGCCAATCCCGCGCCGTCCATTGATAACCGCCCCGAATACTTCGCTTCCGACGCCCATAAACGGCGTGAATACAACCTCCTGCGGGTTCGACCACAGAACGCACGCGCGTTCGATCACATCGAGCTGGAGAGGATGAACGTGGCGCTCGTCGTCAGGGTCGCGGCTCTGTTCGTAGGGCAGCACACGGTCAATCCGAACGTCATCCCAGAACGCCGATGCGTATTGCCGCCAAATCCAGTGCGAATATCTGTTCTCAGTCTGCTTGCCATCGTGCCCTTTGTATTGCTGCAACTCGTGCGGGATCACTCTTTCACCAGCGTATGTGTGAAGCCCGGTCGGATGGGCAATAGGCACTTTGTTCTCTCCCTTCTTGCGGAACATGAGAAGGTAATCCGCAGAAGCAACGTCGCACAACGACGAATCCTCAACGATCTGCGCATGCGCCAAGCCCTTGGCCATAGTCCGGTTGCGGACACCGAGCGGCTCTTTCCATACGTGATAACGTGCACAATATCGGAATCCGATCTTCTCATGCAGCCGGATGATGTCGCCCGGAAAGTCAATCAGCCCGCCGCCGAGGTTTGCGCCAGACCTCGGCACGTCCATGCAATGAACCGCCGTGATGCGGCCCGGCTTCGTCAGCCTGAAAAGCTCCTGCACCACGTATTCGTAGTGGACGAAAAACTCGGCGTAGTTTCGGCAGTTCGACAGGTCGCGTTCGCTTGAGGAATACGAATACAACCCGCAGAATGGGGGACTATAGAGCGACATGTCAATCCGATCGTCGGGAAATGATTGCATCACTTCGACACAATCGCCGTTGTAGAGAGCATAGTTAGGCTCTATGGTTTGGTCAATTATAGCCATGACGGTATCTGTTGGTTTTTGGTGAACTGATTGGTTTTCTGGATTCGTAGCTCGTTGTTTATCATTCCAACGATGCTCTGGAACATCTGGTCCGCAGCAAACTGTTTACGATTGAGATTTGACAGCACGCCGGACTCACCTTCGGATGCGATCATGTCAATCTTTACGGGGTTTTTCTGGCCGAATCGCCAGGAGCGACGCACGGCCTGATACCACTGCTCAAACGAATGCGACGGGAAAAACGTCTGGTGCGCGCAATGCTGAAAGTTCATTCCCCACCCGGCAATCGTCGGCTTGCTGACAAGGACGCGAATCTTTCCAAGCGCAAAGTCTGACAGGGTTTCTTCCTTGAATTCTTCCGTGTCGTTCCCCTCAACCTCCACGGCGTCTTTAATTAGCTTTTCAAGCAGATGACCTTCCTCGTTCAAATGACACCAGCAGATTGCCGGCTTGCCCGTGCGGTTCACCAGTTCCGCCGCAAGTTCGCACCGTTCGTTTATCGTCCGGCGACGTTCAGCCCGCTGTTCCTGCAAGGTGATCGCCGGCATATCAAAGAGAAAGTCGTCCCTCGGAGTGGTCGCCTTGACGATATGTTCAACGATCTTTAGCTCGGGCAGGATGAACCCGCTGTTATCGCATCCAAGGTCCTCAGGCTTTCTTACCGCGCGCGCCCACGAACAAACCCACCGCCAAAAGCTCTGCTCAGCGTGACCGCGGAAGTGATACTTTCCGCCGAGTGGACTCTTACTGAACCTCCGCGCAGTTCCGCCTCCACCGCCGCCTTGCGCATAGCTGTTGTTCTCGGACTTAAAGAACATCTTCAGCATGTCAATATACCCAAGCTCTCCGAGTGCCTCGCTGGAGTTTCCAAGCTCGGTGTAGTCGTTCGGTGACGGGGTGGCCGTCCCCAAAAGGCGATACTGTATCTTCCGCATGAACTCGATTATCGCCCCCTTGGTTTCGCCGTCGAACGATTTCAGAATTCCGCTTTCATCGCACACGACAGCGGCGAAGTCGGCTGGGTTGAAATATTTTAACCTCTGGTAGTTCGTAATGACGATCTTACCGTGAATATCACCAACCCTTGATACGCCGCATTCGATACCGAACTTTTCACCCTCGCGCACATGCTGCGGACCGACTGCAAGCGGCGTCACAATCAATACTGGCTTGTTTGTCTTTTCGACGATGTTCTGCGCCCAGACCAGTTCCATCGGGGTTTTCCCAAGTCCGCAATCTGCGAAAATAGCACCGCAGCCTTTCCTCACAGACCAGTCAATCAGGTTGCGCTGGAAATCGAACAGAAAGCTCGGAACGATCTTGGGCTCGAACCCATAGTTGTTTTCGATCTGAGACTTTGACTCAAGAAATGCTTGGTAGTTCATAGAAGGATAGCACCCGCCACCAGCGACAGCCTCTCCAAGCGAGAGTCGGGAGTTTTCCCGTGGCGGGTGCTAAGATTTCGTAAGTTCGTTTTCACTGCCGCTGGCAAAGGTTTTACTACGTGTCGTTTCGGGTTGCAAGAACTTTCTCGCTTTTTCTTCTATCGCTTTTCAAGCCACCCACTCCGGGCCGCCGCTTCCGGGTTCGCTCCGATCCATTCGTGGCAACCGCGGCACACCGAAACGAAGTTGCGCACATCGAACAGCAACAAGCCGTCGCGCCCGCGCTTATGGTGAACGTCATCGGCGCTCTTGTGACAGCGGACGCATTGCGGGTTTTGTCGCTTCCACAGGTCAGCAATCGCCACATAGACTCCGGCCCGTTGTTCCATCGAACCGGACCTGGCTTTGATTCCGCCGGCAATGGATCGCTCCGGGTTGATCGCACGGACCTGTTCCGGGAACGCTTGTGTCCAGATGCTCTTTGATCGCTTGGTTTTCATTGGTGTCCTTCTGTTGGTTATGTTTCACGATTTACAGCCAACCCGAGCCGCAGCACGCTTAATGTCAATCAGCGTGCAGTTCTCTCCGTCGGCCAGATGCGCGTTTTCCTCAAGCGTCTTGGTTATCGCCCCCAGAAGTGTGCCCCTTTCAATCTCAATCTCGCGCATCTTTTGAGCGACGTAGTGCAACCCGCACCTTTTTTCGTTGAACAGTTCCCAGGCTCTGTCCGTAATAGGTGACGGCAAGGCCATTGATCGCTCCTGCGTAATCGCCCCGGGCCGTTCGTCGCACTTTTCCATCGCCGGTTTCTCTGTCGGTTTAGATTTCATTGGTATCCTGTTCTTTCGCCGCTTGTTCAAATCGCGTGTATTCCTTCCTGAATGTCAGCGGTATCTTGCCCGTTGGCCCGTTGCGCTGTTTCCGCACCACCAAATGCACCAACCCTTCAACCTTCTCATCGTTGTCCAACACCCAGATCCCGTCCGCGTGCTGGCCTATCGCGCGGCTTTCCCTCAGCTTCCCGTCATCGTTCAACTGGCTAAGGGTCAGGAACGGAACTTTCAGTTCCTTCGCCGCAGCCTTGAAGCTTGACGCAATATGCGACACTTCTTGCTCGCGGTTATCGTTCTTGCGAACCTCGGGCGCTGTTACCAGTTGCAGGTAGTCCACAACGAACAACTTGACGCCGTGTTGTTGAACCATACGCCTGGCCTTCGCCCGTATCTGCCCCGCCGTTTGATCGCCCGAGTCGTCAATGTAAACCGGCGCTTTGCTCAGCCGCCCCGCCGCGCTCGTCAGCCTCGGGAAGTCGCGTTCCGTCATTATCCCATCGCGGATGTCCCGCAGGTTCACCCTGGCATGGCTGCACATCATCCGGCACATCAATTCGTCCGCTTGCATCTCCAGACTGAACACCCCGACGGGTATCCCGGCCAGGACGTTGGCCTCTGCTATGTTCAGGGCCAACGAGCTTTTACCAACCGCCGGCCACGCCGCTAGCACAATCAATTCGCCGGGATGTAACCCGTCCACGAGCTTGTCCAGATCGTTGAGGCCGGTGCTGATTCCGCCAATCGCTCCACCGCGCCCGTGCAACAGTTCTATGCGGTCCATCGCCACCTTGACCAGCTCGACTCCGTTCCGAGCCGATGAACACAACCCAGGCCGAATCGAAAGCGCGTTCCGCTCAAATTCGTCAATCGCCAGTTCAACCTGTCCCTCGTAGTCATAAACCCTCCCGACCGCCTCAGAGCATACCTTGACCATCTTCCGCAGTAGATACTTGTCAGCAATAATCCCGGCGTAGCGGCTCAGGTTGGCCGCAGACGGAACGGAATCTTGCAACGACACAAGGTAAGCAATGCCACCGACTGACTCCAAATGGTTCAACCCGCTCTTGTCCTTCCGGTCGGGCTCTTTGTCCTTCAGGTGTTGCTGGAGCGTTATCAGGTCAATCGTCACCCCGGCATTCGACATTTCCAACATCGCCTCATAGATCGTCCGTTGGCGCGATTGGCGGAATCAGCACCGGCCTCAACGATCTGTACAAGCTCGTGGACGGGTTACATCCCGGCGAATTGATTGTGCGAGCGGCGTGGCCGGCGGTTGGTAAAAGCTCTGTGGCCCTGTACATAGAAG